GCGCAAGCGGACACGTATTGGGTTATGAATAAAATAACGGATTTCAAAGCGGGTGCAAATCAATTAACAATAGTCGAATTATTCGAATATTCAAACACACGTGGAGTTTCTAAGGTGTCAATGAAAAAAGGTTTTGGCGCAAACTTAACGCCGCAATGGACAGATTTTAATGCACAACCAATTGCGTTTGGAGTTGCAAAAGTAGCTTCGGAATATATGACGTCGTCTTTAGATATTGCAAACGAAAGATTTATTAATAATCCAACAAATCAAATATTAAGAACGCAAAAATTACCAAGTCAAGTTGGAATTGCACAACCAATAAATATAAATTATACAAGCGACGGGACGCGAGTTCCTACGCAATTAGCACCCAACGCCGGTGGAAACATTGGCAACAATCAAAACATTGGAGTTGGCGCAATTTCAATTGGAAAAAATATAAATCAAACAAGTTCAAACATTGTTATTGGTGACGGGAATAATCAATATTCAACACAACCAATTCAATTCACACAAAACGGAATCACGGCGTTGGCAATTTCGAATGGTGGTTTAATGTTGGAGGGTGGCGGCGGTTGTGTTTATTATGAAAATCCGGCCGGTGAAATTATGGAAGTTATGACGGGGATTCCTTATCACACAATTCAAGTTGGTATTACACCGAAATTTAATTACGTTCGTTGTTTATTATCCGAACCAAGCATAACACAAAAATAAATTATGGCAACATTAGAAACAATATTAAACATCAAAGTTGAGGGAACGGATCAAATGGTTAAGTTAAAAACCGAAATTGATAAAACTTCGGCGGAATTAAAGGAATTGCAAAAGGAAGGAGTAAAAGCCGGACAGACGCAAGATCAATATAACGCGAAAGTAATAACGGCCGAAACAAAATTAAAGGGTTTACGCGGTGAATTAAACAAAGGAAAAACGGAATTGGTTAAAAATGCAAAAGCCGCCGGCGACACTTCAAAATCTTATAATTCATTAGTAAAAGCAAACGCGAAATTATCGCAAGAAGCACGGAAATTATCCGATCCGTTAAATAAAAACAAAAAAGCGTTTGGAGAATTGACGGCAAAAATGAAAGCCAACGAAGCGCAATTAAAAAAAATGGACAAGTCAATGGGACGAAACCAACGAAACGTCGGAAATTACAAACAAGCATTAACAAGTGTCGCAACGGGAATTGGCGCGGTGATTATAGCGTTCAAAGCATTCGAACGTGTGTTGTCAACTTTTGTAGATTTCGAATTTCAAATGAAACAAGTTGGTGTTATTAGTGGCGCAACCGAAGCAGAATTAGCAATGTTAACGGAAACCGCAAAAAAATTAGGTTCAACAACCGCGTTCACGGCGGGCGAAGTTGCCGAATTACAAAATGAATTGGCAAAACTTGGTTTCGATCCAACTGAAATTGATAATATGACGGCAAGTGTTTTAGATTTGGCGTTTGCATTTGACGAAGATTTGGCAACTACGGGACAAACAATTGCGGTTGTTTTAAATTCTTATAAATTAGAAGCGTCCGAAGCGGCAAGGGTTACGGATATTTTGGCGGCTTCCTTTGCGTCAACTTCTTTAGATTTGACAAAATTCAATGTTGCATTTCCAAAAGTTGGTGCGATTGCGAAACAACTTGGTTTTTCATTAGAAGGGACAACGGCAATTTTGGGTTCATTAACTAACGCCGGAATTGAAGCGTCAACGGCGGGGACATCACTTCGTTCGATATTTTTAAAATTAGCCGATTCGAATTCCGCATTATCACAACGTTTAGGTGGTTCAGCAACTTCGATTGAAACTTTACTTCCGGCTTTAAAAGAATTGTCAGAAGACGGAACGGACGTAAACGAAATGTTAGGTTTAACGGACAAACGTTCAGTAACGGCGTTTGCAACATTAGTTTCGGGAATTCCGGACGTTCAAAAATTAACAAAAGAATTTGAAAATTCGGCGGGAACGGCGGAAAAATTCGCGAACGTTATGCGGGACACATTGAAGGGTTCATTGGACGAAGCAAAAAGCGCGGCGGGTGGTTTTGTAATTGAATTATTTGAAGCATTAGCACCGGCAATTGATTTAATAGTTCAAGGGGTTGGATTGTTATTCACCGGATTATCATTTTTGATTACAAATTTCAAAGCGGTGGCGATAGGTGCGGCCGCTTACGGGGTTGTTGTTATTGGAAATGCATTTGCAACGGGTGCGTTGACAACCGCATTAATTGCGGAAAAAATAGCATTGGCGGCGGTTGCCGTAGGAAATTATATTGCAGCAACGGCAACGCGTGTTTTTAGTGCCGCAATATTTGCGAATCCAATTGGATTGTTTGTTGGGTTATTGACAACGGGAATTGCATTGTTATTTGATTGGGGAGATGCTTCGGGAGATGCAGCAGACAAACAAGACAAAGCAACGGAATCTTTAGAAGAAACGGCTAAAGAATTGACGAAACTTGAAAAAATACAAAAAAAATATAATGATAAACAAATAGATGAAATTTCTACTTTAAAATTGTTGAAAAAAGAAATTAGTGACACAAATTTAACATTATCAGAAAGGCAAGAAGCATTGAAAGCGTTTAATAAATTAACGGGTTCTAACATAATACAATTAAAAGACGAAAAAAGATTAACTTCGGAATTGAACAACGCAATGGAAGGGACAATTGACGCCTTAAAACGAAAAATAATATTAGACGGATCACGTGAAAAAATAAATGTTTTACTAAAAGATCAATTAATACTTGACGAAAAAATTGAAGCATCAATCGAAAAACAAAATGAAAAATTAAAAGGTAATGAAGCGATTTCTAAAGAATTAGCGTTGTTGGAACAAGAAAGAAAAAACGCAGGCATTAGGAGTTCGGATCAATTATTAGAAGACGGATTAAAATTGGGAAAACAAAATGAACGCGCAGTAAGTGACGCCCGTGAATTTAACAACGTAATTATTGCGGGTGCAAAAGAGCAAGCCCAAGCAATGGCAGAACGTAAGCAAAACAATGTTGAAATAACGTATGCAAATCAATTGCAAATCCAAGATGCGGCCGCATTAATATCTTTGGATAATATGTTAAAGGAAAATGAATTAAAAACAATTGAAGACAAAAAAACCGCAAACGAAGATTTGGCGGTTTCCGAAGCAGCAAGTGCGGAAAATATTTTAAAATTAAGAAGACAAATCGGAAATGTTTTACAAGATAATTACGAAACATCACAAGAAGACAATATATTAATTGCAGAATCCGAAGTTATAGAAAAACAAGTTAATTCAATTTACAACGCAAGGGAAAAGGCATTGTCAAAATTAATTAAAGTTACAATAAAAGGAAGCAAGTCCACAACAAAAGCAAAAACCGCATATCAATTATTAGCGGGCGAAGTTACTATTTATGAAGCCGTTTTAAAAAAATCAGTTACGGAAGGCGCAAACCAAGCACGAATTTTTATTAATTCAGAAGAAGCAAAAGCAATGTCAGTTGAAGACAGAAACAAAAGGATTGCAGAAATTGAAGAAGGCACGGCGAAAAAAGTTAAGATTGCCACGGGGTTGGTTATAAAAGCAAAAGGAGATTTAAAAGTTGTTGACGACGAATTGGCAAAACAATATGAAATAATTAATTTTGAATCAAACGAATATATTAATTCATTAAAAAAATTGGCCGTTGAATCACAAAAAAATATTGATTTAGATAAACGACAATTAGGTGTTTTACAAGAATTGGAAACGGCCGGCGCGGACGTAGCAAACGAACGAATACGTTTGGCATTAAAGATTGCACAAACCGAATTGGATCTAGCGATTAGAACGGCCGAAGCGTCCGACATTACAACCGAAGCACAAATTGCAAATTTAAGAAGGTTAAAAGGTGAAATTGACGGATTCAAAGAACAATTGGAAAATGACGACGAAGACGGCGGCGGAAGTTGGTTAGATAAAACATTATTTGGAACGAACGAAGACGGCGGCGCGTTTACAATGGGCGACGCGTTAACCTCAATTCAAATTGGATTGGGTGCGGTTAGCGACGTAATGTCTTCTTTTAACGAAAAATCAAAACAAGAAACGGACAACAAAATTGGTGTTATTCAAAAAGCAAGTGACTTAGAAGTTAAGACATACGAAGAAAGCGCGCAATATCAAATCGACACCGACGAAGAACGAACAACGAAAATTGAAGCGATTGAAAAAAAGCACGACGACGAAATGTTAATTTTAAAAATTGCACAATTTGAAAAGGATAAAAAGTTTCAAAAAGCCCAAGCCGTTATTGGTGGCGCAACCGCGATAATGAATATTTTAAAAGGTTCGGCAACCGGAAATGTAATTGCCGACGCAATAATAAAAGGGGTTTTAATTGCCGCAACAATTGCAACAACCGCAATGCAAATTTCAACAATAAATTCACAACCCGTTCCAACGGCCGCGTTGGGTGGTATAATGGACGATTCGTTTTTTGCAGACGGCGGAATGGTTGTTGGAAAATCACACGCAAACGGCGGTGAAAAATTCAAAGTGGGCGGACGTGTTGCGGAATTAGAAGGTGGCGAAGCCGTAATAAATAAACGTTCAACGGCAATGTTTAAACCTATGTTGTCAAAAATGAATGTTGCCGGTGGCGGAAAAAAGTTTGCAGACGGCGGAATGGTGTTTGCAGACGGCGGAATGACTTTTGACACGGATTCAATGCAAGACGAAAGTATTATTGCGGAATCGTTAGTTGATCAATTAAACAACCAACAAGTGTTGTTGGTAGAAGCAAACGTTACGCAATCGCAAAATTCGGTTAAAACAATTCAATCACGGGTTTCATTTTAAAAAATAAAAATATGTTTATAGTAGATAAGGCAACACAAAAAAAACGATTAGCAATTTGTAAAAAATGCGATAAGCGTTCCAATAAATTTTTAGGATTGTTTAATTATGATTCGTGTTCACTTTGCAAGTGTTTGTTGAAAGCAAAAACAAGTGTCACAAAAGAATTCGACGGCAAGTGTCCGTTGGGCAAATGGTAAAACTAACATTAGATTGTTAAAAAAAAATTGCATTTATGCCTATTCCAATATATAAAAAAACTATTTTTGACGTTATGGAAAACAAAGACGACGAAAACGCGGCAAAATTCGATTCAATAGATCGTCAAGCGGTTGAAAATTTAATGGTTCAATTTATTAAAAATAAAGACGCACGCGGACAATGGAAAATTCCACAAAAACAAGGATTGGAATTATTAGTTTATTTTAGGAAATATATTGATCCAAACGTTCGTGACAACATTTTTGGTTGCGGTGGTTGTGCAAAAAAAATGGTTGAATATATGTTTACTATTTATAAAAAATGGCAAAACCAAACAAAATAAAATTTGTTATCGATTTTATCGATATTATTTGGGACGAAGTGCAAACGCGTTTCGGTGAACACGCAACACCAAAAGACGTTGTTTATCATTTAGTCGAAAAAGGTTTATGCGAACCAACACGTGTTCGAAATTATTTAATCATTTGCGATTTCGACACTATATTAAGACAAAACAACGGCCACGTAACACATACTTTTATGGATTTATCCATTAAATATGACTTATCAGACAGACAAATACAAGGAATTGTCTATAAATACCGGCCAAAATTCACTAAAAACGAAACAATTTTGGGTGATTATAAGTTAAAAATCAAAGAAAAACGCAAAAAAGCCAATATAAATCGGGCGTTAAATCGTTAATTCACTAGGTTAAAAGCAAAAAAAGTTTAAAAAAGTAAAAGAAAGTTTGATTTTTCCATTGTCAAACAAACATTTAATGTATCTTTACATCAGAAATAAGGGACAAACCTTTATTACAAACCAAAAAAAACCAACAAAATGTCACTAACTAACTTAACATCAGCATTTCACAACAAAAGATTAGAAGAATTATCATTAAAATTAGAAAATCAAAATTGGATTGAATTTGAATTTGGAACGTTTGAATTTTGGCAATTAAAAAAAGCGTTAATGGGACAAAAAGTTCAATTAGCAACGGGAAGTGTTCAACATTCAATTACAATGAATCAAATGGAAGAAATGGATTCAGAAACATTAGAATTTTCAATCTTATTTTGCAAAAATAGATTAAGAAAAACATTTAACCAAATAGATGAAAATAATAATGAAGATCAAAGAAAAAATTTAATAAAAGAAATTTCAGAAGAATTACAAATTTTAAAAAAAGAATTAAGCGCAATGGTTCTATTATTAGAACACGTATCAGAAACAAAATAAATAATTTAAAAGACACGGGCGGGACGTTTTGTCCCGCCTTAATTAATACCAAAAAAAACCAAATGGAAAATTTAACACACGCACAACAAAAATTGATTTCAAAATTTTTAACCGAACAATTAAAAAAATTAAACTTTGAAAATAGAATTGGACGTTTACATTTTGACGCCGCAAAAGACAAGGTTTATCCGTCAAAAATCATTAATGCAATGGCGGAAACAATTTATCAATAAACATTAAAACATATTTTAAAAGACACGGGCAAACAACCCGTGTTTTTTTTATTCCAATATTTTCGTAAAATAAAGATTCAACACTTTTATTTTTGTCGCAATGAAAAATTGGTTTGAAATACAAAACAACGCGGAATCAGAAACCGCCGACGTTTATATATATTCGGAAGTTGGCGGACACGACGTGAACGCAAAAACATTTATTGACGAATTAAAAACAATCAAAGACAAAAACATTGACGTCCACATTAATTCATTAGGTGGTTCGGTTTTTGACGGATTGGCAATTTACAACGCATTAAAAAATCATTCGAAAAAAGTAACAACGAAAGTTGAGGGAATCGCGGCGTCGATTGCGTCAGTTATTGCAATGGCGGGTGACAAAATAGAAATGGCGGAAAATTCTTTATTTATGATTCACAATCCATTTGCGAGTGCGGGCGGTGACGCAAACGAATTAAGAAAAACGGCAAACATTTTAGATAAAATCAGAAATGAAATTGCCGAAATTTACGCGTCAAAATCAAATCAAACTTCGGATCATTATATTAATTTAATGAATGTTGAAACTTGGTTTAATTCCGAAGAAACAATGGAATTGGGTTTAATTAATGGAATCACACAACCATTAAAAATCGAAAACAATTATGACGTTTCGAAGTTTCAAAATATTACAAGCGAAAAAATAAACACTATTATTAATAAATCAAAACAAATTGTTATGGCAAAAGAAACAAAAGAAGTTGTTGAAATAAAAGAAATTTCAAACGACGCAAGTTTACTTGGAAAAATCAAGTCAATGTTGGGTGTTAAGAACGAACACGAAGAAGGACACGAAGAAGGCACACCGGCAGAGGACGCGGATTGGGCGTTAACTTATGAAGAATTAAAATCAAGAGTTGACAACCTAGAAAACGCGATTCACGACATTGAAGAAAAAATGGGAATGGCAGAAGGTGAAAAAGAAAGCGCTATTGAAGACGCGGAAAACAAAGCAAAAGAATTAGAGGTTGCAAACAAAACAATTGAAAATAAATCAATTGAAATTTCTAAATTGAAAGCGGGAAAAACGGACGTTACACCAAATTCAGATCCAAGCGTTATTGACAATTCAGTTGTTGATCCAAACGCGGCATTTTTCAATGCAATGGTTTCGACGTTAAAAAGAAAGGCATAACAATAATAATTAATAAATAATCATAAAAAAATAAAATTATGGCAAATGTAGCATTAGACAATATCGCGGCAACTTATAGTGGCGCGAATTTTAACGAATTGTTTTTAGAACCAATCTTTAGGGATTCGGATTTAATGCAATTTAGAGTTATTCCAAACGTAAAATTCAAAATGAATCTTTACACGGCGGACGCATTATCGTGTATCGTTAAGAAATACACAACGTGCGGTGGCGCTGAAAGTGGTGAATTCAACGTGAATGACAAAGTAATTACGGCGGGAAGAATGAGAGTTGCGGTTTCACAATGTCAAGACGCATTTTTTGGGACGTATCTTGAAGAATCATTTAGAAATGGCGTTAACGTTATGAATTTAGAAGGAACGGCGTTAATGGACACAATTTTACAAAATGTAAGAAACGGAATTGCGGAAGACGTTGTTAGGTTAGCGTGGTTCGGTGATACGGCAATTACGGGTTCGAATAATAGTTGTTACGATTCAACGGACGGGTGGTGGAAACTATTTATTGCGGACACGGTTATTAATGCAAGAAAAACGGCAATCGCAAATTCCGGTGCATTTACTACGGGTGACGGCCTTATTGCTTTACGTGCAATGTATGCAGCCGCACCAAGTGCATTACAAGGAGTTGCAACAAATGACAAAGCATATTACGTGTCAAGATTAATTTATGACGATTATATGACGTCACTTGAAAATTTAGGAAATGCAGAAGGATTTTCACAATTAGTTGACGGATCAATGAAATTATACTTTAGAGGAATCGAGGTAATTCCAATGTATATTTGGGACGTTGCGGCGACGCAATTAACATTGACGGACGACGTTCGTGCGGCATACGTTGCAAAACAAAATCTTGCAGTTGGAACGGACACAAACGATCCGGAGGGCGAAATGAAAATGTTTTATGACGATTTAACGGAAAAAGTTTACGTTCGTGCATACTTCAAATTAGGATTCCAATTTTTACACGATTCTTTAGTGCAAATAGGTTACTAATTAAAATAAATAATAATAAAATAAAAATATAAAATTATGAGTATTACAACGGGACATAATGTTATTTGCTGCGATAGAAATAGACGTGGTGGATTAAAAACAATTTATTTAGGAAACACGGACGATATTACGTCGTTTACACTTGACGCGGCGGCCGGTTCACACGGCTACACGGCGGTTGTTATGACGGGTGGGGCGGTTTTCTTTAAATGGGAATTTGACAGAGGAAGCGCGGGTTTCACGGCGTCAGCAACAAGGGAAAACGGATCGACAATGATTGAAGTTTCTTTGGAATTTTACATTCCTAAAGTAACGGGAGTTGTTAACCACGATTTAATGGAATTAGTTACGAGTTGTGGAATTACGGCAATTGTTGAAACTTACGCGGACGATTGCGCAACACCGGCTTTGACTTATAAATTCGTTTTAGGTTGGGACGAAATATTTGAAGAAACGGCATATATGGAATTCACAAGTGGTGAAGAAACAACGGGTGTTGGGCTGCAAGACGCAAACGGAACGGCAATTGTTATTTCTACACAACAAGGAGAATATCCAAGAGAATTCACGGGAACGATTCCGGTTTAATATTTAACGCTAGAATATAGGTTTCAAATTCGATTTGAATTAAAATTAAATTGGGGACATTTAAAAGTGTCCCCATTTTTTTTTGACACAATGAAATTTTATTGTATTTTAGCAAAACGATTTATTAATTATTTAAAATAATAAAATGGCAAAATACAAATTACACAAAGACGTTGCGGGTGCAAAATCATTTCGTTACAACGGAAATAAATACGAAACAAATTCGGTTGATCAAAAACTTTTGAAAAAATTATTTAAAGACGGATTCGAATATGTTAACGAAATAAAAGAACCTAAAAAAACCGCAAAAAATGAGCAAAAGGAAAACAACGAATCAAACGATTAATTCGGCCGCGAAAAAAGTTGGATTTACAAAGTTCGATATTTTTAATTTAGGAGTTCCGGACAAAATCCGCGAAAACGTAGATTTAAAAACAATTCGAACACCATTTATTCCAAGTGGCGAAGACAATTTATTTCCACAATTTTTGGCAGAAGTTGCGCGACAATCGCCAACGCACCGATCAATCCTAGCACAAAAGAAAATTTTGAGTATGGGAAAAAACTTTGCGTCCGAAAATTTAGCCGTCGAAGAATTTATTGCAGACGTCAACACGGGTGATTCAATGCGTGAGGTTTACGGAAGAATTATCAATGATTATTATACTTTTGGAAATGCTTATATGCAAATTGTTAGACACGAAGGCGGAATAAATTTATTTCATATTGACGCAACGAAATGTCGAATTTCAAAGGATCAAAAACATATTTACATTCACCCCGATTGGGCGAAGTATGGAACGACAAAAGAAGACACGGCAATTGTTCCCGTTTATCCGGATTTTGAAAAAAACACTTCAATTGTTCAATTTAAAGATTACGAACCGACGTTTAATTATTACGGATTGCCGGATTTTGTGGCCGCAATGTCTTGGTTGGCTATTGATTGGGAATTGCAAACTTATAATGAATCAAAGTTCAAAAATAATTTTACACCAAGCGCAATTGTTGAAATAAACGGCGATATGGGTGAAGAAGAAGCCGAAAAATTAGTTAAGGACGCGCAAGCAAAATGGACGGGCAAAGGTAACAATTCAAAGATTTTATTTCTAGTTAAGAACGGCGACACGTCACCGGCAAACGTTACATTAATAAAAGACGGATCGGACGGATCGTTTATGGAATTACAATCATTAACAAGTCAAAACATAATCACCGCGCACCGGTGGCAACCGGCAATGTCCGGAATCGTTAGTTCCGGAAAATTAAGTTCAACCGGAAATGAAATCCGTGTTGCGTGGGAAATGGTAATGGGAACGATAATAAAAGACGTTGAAAGTTTAATTTTTGGAAAAATTCAAAGAATAATCAAAGAAAACACAACGTTAGACATTGACGATTTGGAAATTGTTTATGAACCGCCGGTTTCTTTTTTATCCGATATTGTCCCAAGTCAAGTTTTAACAATTAACGAACAACGTTTGGTGTTAGGTTTCGAAGCAACGGAATTTGGCGACACTATGTTGTCAAATAAAAAAGAAATATAAATGGCAATTACAAATAATTATTTATCATTTGATCCGTTAATTACGGCGGCGCAAACAATCACTTATTCGTTCACAAATCAAAACACCGATCCGGTTTTAATTTCGAATAATTTAATTACAATGGCCGAATTTGCACACTTAAAAAGTGCAATTGGTGATTCTTATTATTTACATTTGAAAAAAGTTTTTAATTCCGTTCCGGTTGGCGCACCAAGCACAGAGGACACGGATTTTATGGCGCAATGGTTAATTCCAACGTTTGCGTGGTTTGTTAGATTTGAAGTAATAAACGAAATCCAAGACAATTCAACGTCAAGCGGAATAGTAACGGCAATTCCGGATTTTTCAAAAGCGGTTGACGCAAAAACATTAAACGTTTATAAACAAGACACTTATAGACGCGGAAATGTTATGTTGCAAGCAATGATTGATTTTTTAGACACAAACGCAACGGATTTTCCGGAATACAAAAGTTCGTCAAGTGTGGATTGTGGCAACACTTCAAACAAAGTTTCAAAGCAACACGGAATGATAATTTATTAAATTGTGCCGTTACCGATACCAAATAAAAACGAACCAAAAGACGCGTTCATTTCACGTTGTATTGAAACGGAAATAATGAATAAAGATTTTCCAAATTTAACACAACGAATTGCGGTGTGTGTTTCACAATGGGACAATAAAGATAAACCAAAAACAAAAAAAACAAATGAGTAATTTACACAAAAATTTAGTTGACGCACAAATTCACGTTCCAAAAGGATTCGCGACGGCTGCAAACGACACAAAATTAACAAAAAATTCAACGGGGGTTTTAGAATGGGCGGCCGATAGTGGTGGCGGTGGTGGCGTGTCTTCAATTGTTGCGGGAACGGGAATCACAATTTCACCGGTTACGGGTTTGGGTGACGTAACAATAAACACGTCGGCAAGTATTGACAATTTTGTTACACAAAATATAAAAGCATACGGATCAATTGCAACCGGAAGTGAATTTGGGTTAGGAAATGCGCAATACAATAGTGAACACAAATTTGTTACAAATTTAGGAACACCAAGCATAACGACAATTACGCCAAAAAATATGCTTTACACTTCAGTTTATTCGAATCCAAAAAACGGAGGGATATTACAAAATTGGAATGGTTGGATCAATGGTGCAACGGGAACAATTGTTGTGTTGAGTTTATTAAGAACAACATTGGTTTGTCCGTTGTCGGGCGCTTATCCGTCAACAATTCCGGTTTGTAGGGCGGCAACTATTTCTTTAACATTGACTTCAAATAATACTCCAATTTGTTTTAATATTGATTCTTTTACAACTTGCGCAGGTTTTACGGAAGCATTGTCGCCGAACGAAGTTTTGATTGTAACGGCATCTAGTGGTTCAGCAGAATCAGCCGTTTTTATATTAAATAGCAATATTACACTTAATTTTTAATAAATAAATTATCTTTAAAATGCAAACAATAATTGAAAGAATTTGTCCAACGACACTTTTATTAAATGTGGGCGCAATTGGAATAAGTTTGTCACAAATGGAATTAACATTGAAATTAATATCGTATTCAATTGCGATAATTTGGACAACAATAAAAGTTGTTAAGGAATTAAAAGATTGGAACAAAAAATGATTCATAACCAAATATTGCGACAATAATTTTAAGATAATTTTTATTTTTGTCTATGGCAAAATTGAAATATCTTGTTATTCATTGTTCGGCAACTTACGAAGGAGTTGACATAAGGCCGGAACAAATAATGGAATGGCATACGGGAAAAAATGGGCGCGGTTGGACACGTGCCGGATATTCCGATTTAATTACAATTGACGGAAAATTACACAATTTACATTTTGCAGAAGGAACGAACCCAAACGATCAAATTATTGAAAGTTCGGAAATGACGTGGGGTGTTCGTGGAATTAATAGTGAATCCAAACACGTTTGTTATGTTGGCGGGTTGGATAAAAACAAAGTTCCAAAAAATACATTAAACGATTTGCAATGTGATACGTTGCAAACTTACATTAAACACGAAATATTACGTCATCCCGACATTTTGGTTGCGGGACATAATCAATTTTCAAACAAGGCGTGTCCGTCTTTTGTTGTTTCAACATATTGCGCACAAATTGGATTGAAAATGAAAAACGTTTATTTTAATTAAAAAAAATATTATGAAAAACTTACTTGGTTTACTTACTTCAAAAAGGGCATTAATTACAACAACAATGATAATTTGTTGGGTTGTGTTTGGTTTAAAAGGAATTGACAACGGAACGAATATGTCAGAATTTGCGGCATATTTTGCGGCATTATCGCCGTTTGTTATTGGTTATATATACGGCGAAACAAAACGTCCGTCCGGTTTTAATTGTAAAAATGAAAATTGTAAAAAATAAAATATTAGCAATTTTATTATTGTTTATTTTAACGGGTTGTTGTGCTTTAAAATCACCGGTTAATCGTTATGAATGCCAAAAACAAAAGGCGTCGGAAAAAATCTATGTTTTAACAAAGAAATTTCCGGAGTTATTGCAACCAACGGACACGATCCGATTGTCGGACACTATACGCACGAACAACGTTTTGGTTGACACTTCTTTTGTTTTTGGCAACGTTAACGACACGATAATTATTCAACGTGACAAATTAATTATTAAATATTTAAAAACCGATTCCATTATTTATTTAATGGGCGAATGTATCGCGGACACTATTTATTTAACACGTGAAATTCCAATTGAAAAAATAGTTGTTTCAAAATCCGCAATTTCTAAGAAAATAAAAGATTGGTTAATAATTGGAATTATTTTTATTTTTGGTTTGTTTTTTATTAGAAAATTAATTAAATAGTGAATTCAAAAGAAAAACAATTTCGGCCGCGTTGGAATACAGAATTTCATTCTTTAATCACTAGGATTCGAAAGTTTCCAAAACATATCCAAAAACATTGTTTGGAATTGGCCGTTCGTTCAGCAACAAGCGGAAACGAAATCACGTTTGACGAAAATAAAAAAGGCGCAACAATTGAAACAAAAAAATCGTCGAGAATTAAAAATATTGACGACTTAATTGAACATTGTGAAATTGATTTGGACGTATGGGAAATTGAACGTTACGTTGTCAACAAATGGGAAGTCGGATCAAATGTCGAAGGAACGATAATTGTTGAACCTTTGTTTCAAATCAAAGCGTGGTTAAAAAAGAACACGGATATTTTAAACATTAAAAAATTACGTGACGAATTAATTAATGAAGTCAAAACATTTTCGCCAAAATATCCGTCGTTTAATTATAAGAAAATAAAAAAAGGCCATTTATTAGAAGTTAATATTTTCGATTTGCATTTTGGGAAATTGTGTTGGGGTTTGGAAACCGGCGACAACTACGACACCAAGATTGCCGCCAAACGCTTTTTAAAGGCCATTGACGCGATAATACAACGTTCAAAAGGTTATGACATCAAACGGGTTGTTTTTCCCGTGGGTAACGATTTTTTTAATTCTGATACAAGATTAAACCAAACTTCGGCGGGGACGCCGCAAGACGAGGACGTGAGGTGGCAAAAAACATTTAAAGAAGGCCGGCAATTATTAATTGCGGGAATTGATATGTTGTCCAAGGTTGCGCCCGTTGACGTTGTTATTATCCAAGGAAACCACGATTGGGAACGTTCGTTTTATGTTGGTGACGTGTTGTCGTGTTGGTATCATAACAACAAAAATGTTATTGTAAACAACGAACCAACACCACGGAAACATTATCAATTCGGAAATTGTTTAATCAGTTACACGCACGGAAACAATGAAAAAACAATTGATTTGCCTTTGTTAGTTGCGTCCGAAGTTCCAAAATTATGGGCGGCGACACAATTTCGCGAAATCCATATTGGCCATTTACACCATAAAAAGGAAATCAAATTTATGGCAACGCAAGAACACAAAGGAATTGTTATTAGGTTTATGCGTTCACTAAGCGGAACGGACGCGTGGCACAATTTAAAAGGTTATAAAGGCGCAACACAAAGTTGCGAAGCGTTCATTTGGTGCGAAAATGAGGGTTTAATTTGCCAATTTTCACATAATTTAATAAAATAAAAATCTTTTTTTACTCTAGTAAATGAAAGTTTTTTGCATATTTAATGAAAAAAAGTTTGATTTAATGAAATTTAATGTATCTTTACACCATCAAACAACGGCAATCTTGCCAACCAAAAAAAACCAAAAAGAAAATGACAAATTATTTAAACACTTTAATTTCAGAAAAAAACATCAACATTGAAACAATCATTGAAGTTGAAGGACAAAGCGGAACAAACTTTATTCCATTAGGTGTGATCGTTGAACATATTGAAATCGCACCAACACACGAACAAAACCAAATCAAAAACACTTTAGTAAAAATCGATTTTCATAACGGCGACATTATGCACTTTTTTACATACTTAGCGCAAGCGATTGCAAGATAAAACAAAACACGGGCGGGGATTTTTCCCGCCCATTAAAAACAAAAAAAAGAAATGACACAATTACAAGCATATCAAAAAGCATTTTCAAAACTTAAAACCAAAACAACAAAAAACAAAAATGGTTTTACGTTAAAAATACACACAACAAATTGGAGTGGTGAACCGCAAGTTGAATTTATGAATTTCGATTTAAAAGGAAATGACACGCGAGATTATAAAAAGAAATTTTCTTTAGGAATTTAATTATGGAAAACCCACACACAAAAGAACGTCAAAAGCAATTGAAAATAAGAATCAAAGAATTGCAAAAACAAGGTGCAAAAATCATTGAAGTTTATGTTTGTTTATACACTAAAAACATTTCAATTAAATTTGAATATGAAAACAAAACACACGAAACAAATTTGGGTGACTTTTACATTGACATTAATAAAACAATAAATAAAAAATAAAATGAAAAAAATTCTTGAATACACTTTAGCGTTTGCGGCAATGTATGGTTTATTATATATGCTTTGCGCAACATTAACTTTAATTGATTTAATCTTTTTAATAAAATAATGAATAAAAAATTTCACTACAAAAACCAAAAGTCCGTTCCGTCACAAAAGACGGGCGGAACAATGTATTATCTATTTTTTAACGACGGCGAAAAATCATTTCGAACGTGCGTCGATTCCGGTTATCGTAATTTTGCAAAGTGGGAACGCTTAATTAACAACGCAACACGTGGTGATATTGTCAACGGATTGCGTATCGCGGGCAAAGGAATTATTGACGCCGATTCAACGCCGAGTTATGGCGGAAATATTTATAAAAAATAGTTGCACAATATCAAAAATTTATTAACTTTGTAGAACCAAAAAAAAACCAAATGGAAAAAAAAGACAACAACCGCGAGCAATTAAAAAAAATGTATTTTGATTATGAATTAACGCCAACCGACGTTTTCACACACAAAAATTATGTTATTTTGACACGTTCCGGAATCGAAAAAATTATGGCAAAATCACAAATAATTGTCACGTTTAAAATTATAAAAAGTGAACGCGATTTTGCGTCAGTTTTGGCGACATCTTATTTCGGAAAAAGAACATTGGAAACAACGGGTTCGGCATTACGTGGGACATCTTATAAAGACGGAAACACACAATCGCATTATGTTTTAGAAATGGCCGAAAAACGCGCAATGTCACGGGCGGTTTTGAAAATTTTAAATCTTTATGAAATAGGTGTTAAATCGGAAGACGAAGCCGACGACTTCGTTAAATCAAAATAAAAAAAATTATGTTATTATTATTAAAAATTATGTTGTGGATTGTTGGAATTATTATTGTTTCATTTTTCATTGTTGTTGGTTTCGCAAGCGGGTTAATGCGTGGGTTAAAAATAATGTCTATAAAAGATTATCCACGAACGGGTTTCGAAAACGTTGTATTGAAAAAAGTTTTGGACGTTGAACCAAATGTTGATCCGTATTTATATTCTTTTTTTTTAAAAGAAGAACGAAAAAAACAAACGGATAAATTTAAAAGCGAAGTTAAAAAAATTAATAAAGAAATTTCAAATGCAAAAAAATAAAATAGAATCGGACAAATTTATTGACAACCTTTTGGATAATATAGAAGATCCGATTGTTAGTGAAACGGGTTCGTTTGGATATATTGGTTTTATGGAATCATTAATTTTAAACGCTTTAATTTCAGAAAATCAAAAAAACGTTTACATTGATTCATTAAATGAAATGCGAAAATCTGAAATGGATTTGTTATGTATGCAATTAAAAGAAAACCAAAATTTCCGTGATCCAAAAGATCAATTAAATGATATGTTTAAAAAAGGTGTGTTTATGGATTTTAAAGATCAAAATTAAAAATAAAAAATAATATGAAAAACAAGGATAATCAATTTACAAAAACATTAAGATTTCACGGAGTTTCCAAACGTGATTTGGGAACGGAATTAAATTTGTCACAACCAACGATAAAAAGTTATTGCGAAAACCCACAATTATTTCGATTAAATCAATTGAAAACGATTGGTAAATTAATGGATAAACAATTAAATGAATTGGACGAAATAATAAATTTCAAATAATGAAAACAAAATATTCAAATCTAACTGAAAAAAGAAAAAATAATATTTTGGAAAAAATACGCAAAACCGGAATGTCTATAAAAGACGCGGCGGACGTTTGCAACGTTACAACGTCAACGATTAACAAAATATTCACGGAACGTTTCGGCTCACGTGAACGAAAAATTATGGAATTAAAATCACAAATGCAAAATCAATTTAATAAATTAAAACAATAATGGAAAAACAAAAAATTTTTATGAATGGAATTTTCGTCCGCGAAAAAACATTTGACAACGGCGGTTCAATTTTAAACGTGGATATTATTAACGTGGACGACTTCACGAAGCAATTAAACGAACACAAAAAAAGTGACGGCAAAATTACATTGGAAATAAAATCACGACGCGAGAAGGGCGAAAACGGATTGACGCATTATGTCGAAGTTTCACAATTCGTTCCGGCAATAAAAACAAGCACACCAAGCGGAAAATTTGAAACGGGCGACGATATGCCATTTTAAATAAAAGTTTTTTGTATGTTTGCAAATAAAGTTTAACCAAAAAAAACCATTATGACACAAAAACAAACCAAGGAAACACGCCAATTTTTAGGGATTTGGATTCCACGCGAAATTTATTTGAACAAAAATTTAAGTTGGACGGATAAAATTTTGGTTGTTGAAATTCATTCTTTAGATAATGAACGCGGGTGTTTTGCGTCCAACGATTATTTCGCCGAATTTTTAGGTGTTACAAAAACAACTATTTCAACGTCAGTTTCTAAACTGAAAAAACTTGGGTTCATTGAACAAGTTTCGTTTGACGGACGCACACGCATTTTAAAGGCAGCAATTAAAAATTCCAATAGTCAGAGTTTAAATAAATTTAAAGGCAGACACACGGAAAATTTAATACATAATAAAACAAGTAATAAAACATCTATTAAAACAATTAATAAATCCAATATCGATTTGCGAAAATTAAAATTTATTAATGATGTTTCATTATTAAACGAATCAGTTGAAACACAAAATGATTTTGTTATGTATTGGACGGAATCGACGAATTCAAAAAGCAATCCAAAAATGAAATGGGAATTGGAAAAAACGTTTTCAATTGAAATGCGATTGGCGCGTTGGAAATCAAATGAAATTAAATGGAATAAAAAAAGAAATGGAAATTCTATTAATAACGTCAGCAAAACGAAACAAAACATTAACACGTGGCAAGACGCCCGAAATATGTTGGACGACTTAAATTTACAAAAATGATAATAAAAGATATTGAATTAAAAACATTGCGTGAAAATTGCGTTGACTTAATGGCGCAAACATATTTGGAATTAGGACAACGCCCAAACAAAGAAGACGTCGTTTCTTTTGCTTTAATTTTAAGCGCCGATTTAAAGTTGGATTTTCCAAATTTAAGTTTTGAAGACATCAAACAAAGTTTTCGTCAAGGAATTCGAAATGGTAAAGAATTCCATTTGAACGTTCAAAATTATTATAAATGGATAAATGAACACCGACAAATCATTTGGGATAACGAATCAAAAGAACCACAACAAAGGGATAAGCGTTTGCAATATCGAAGCCGTTACGGAGTTGGAACGAAAACAATTGGCAATGAAATTAAAAAAATAATATAGTGGCGCAAAACGAATTGAAAATTCAAATTGCCGTTGTTAATTGGATCAAATGGAATTTTCCGGAAATGCTTTATTGCGCGTCGGCGGGCGGAATGCGAACGTCTTTATCAGTTGCAAAGAAAATGAAGGCGTCCGGCTATGTAAAAGGGTTTCCGGATTTACAAATTATTCACCCAACAATGAAACACCACGGAATGTTTATTGAATTGAAGGCCGATAAAACGTGTTATGCGTCAAAAGAACAAAAGGAATGGATAAAAAAACTAAATGATCGCGGTTATTATGCCGTCGTTTGTAAGGGTTTCGACGAATCTATTGATCAAATCACGGAATATTTAAACGAAAACGTTTAATTTTTAACCTAGTAAATGAAAAAAAGTTAAAATAAATGAAAGTTTTTTTGATTTTATGGTTGTGGATTCAAAATTTAATCTATCTTTACACCAAGTTAAGACACAAAGTTTTAACGCAAACCAAAAAAAACCAAATCAAAATGTTAGAATCTACAAAAAACACAATCGCAAACGAAGTAAGATCAACAATCAATGCTTTAAGATCATACGCAATAGAAGACACAACAATTGCAAAGGAAAACGGGTGTATGTCAGTAACGGGAACGGAACACGGGTGTATGGACATAACATTTGACAATGGAATGTTTAATTGTGTTGCTCGTAAAAATTACACGGAATTAACTACTTTATTATCTAACGGATCGGAAAATGAAATGATCGCGTTATTAATGACATCTTATGTAATAGAAGCATAAAAAAAATAAATGAAACTTTTTTTGATTTCATAGTGTTGGAATCAAAAATTGTTTTATCTTTACACCATAATTGAAACACTAAGTTTCAATAAAACCAAAAAAAACCAAATAAAATGTCAAATTTAAACATCAAAAAATTAGCAAAGCAAACGGAATTAAATTCAATCGAATTTTTAATTAAATTAATACCGGTTAAAATCAATGACGAAAACCCTTATAATGGCGTTAGTCATTCAGTTGAAGACGTGAATTTAATTTATAATAATTTAGGTTATTTTTATACTTGGAATTCAAATCAAATGATTGAAAGTTTAAATTACTTTAAAGCAAAAAACAAATAAAAAAAACGGCGGGTGAAATTCCCGCCATTTTATAAACCAAAAAAAACCAAATAAAATGTCAGAATTTACACAACAATTAAAAAACAAAGAACATAGCAAAAGAATTAGAGGTTGCGATATTCGTAAAAATCAATTCACTATTTTTACAAATCAATTGCAAAAAGAATTATTTTCTTCAATTAACGATCGTAATTTAAAAGCGGCTAAAAATACATTGGCTGCAATCAATCAAATTATTAATGAAGAAATAAAAAGCAAATAAATTATGTCCGAATTTAAACAACAATTAAAAGACAATGACGGATCACACGAAATTGAAGTTGACAACTTAACAATTGACAACGAAACGTGCGCGATTTACTACTTTAAAGACACGGACGCAATCCAAATAATCTTTTGGTGTGAACACTACGGCGACGAAAAAAAGTTTATTAAAACGCACAAATTTCAATCGTTTAAAGAATATGCAGAATCAAACGATTATTTAATGTCAACAACCGATCATTGGGATTATGAAACGGAATCAGTTTTTCAAAAATTCGAACCGCTACAATTTGACGAATGGATTTATGAAGACAACGCGCAAGATTGTTTGGTTGACTTTATGAACGATTCATTGTTAATACACGGCACGGAATACGTTAAACGTTCGTTGTGTGATAGGTTGCAACGTTGGGTTGCTTTAATGATTTATAAATTAAAAAAATAATTGAAATGAATTTTACCACGCACACAAACGAAAACAAAAATATTGATTTTGATTTTATAGGATTGGAAAAATTTATAAAAGTAAATAAAAAAGTTAATGTTTATTCAATAGACGAAACAATTGCAACGGCAATAATTGATTGGGAATTTTATTTTGAAACCCGTTCGTGGGGTGTCAAAGACATTGGCGCGTATGCTACACAAATTAAAAACTTCGAAATTGAAATTGAATATTATGAAAACGAATCAAACGAATTTGAAGGAATAGAAAATGAATTATCTTTAGACATCACGGAATTAATAAAAGATTTTGAAATATTATCCGAACACGTAAACGATAAGTTATTTTGTATAACTAATATTGAAGTCGATTTTGACACAAAACAAATCACAATAAATTTTTAAAAATGGATATTGAAATAATAGATTCAGAATTTCGAAGCGGTGTCGTTTCGTGTTGCTGCAAAAAAGAAATATATTTAGGAACAACGGAATGTTCGGGTTGTTTACGTGACAACGCAAACTTTATGATTAAAGAATTAACCGCGTTTCATAAATATTTAATTGAACAATCCAAAGGGAATAAAGATCCGATTCAATTTTTGATTGAATTATTAAGGGCAATGATTGTTAACGATCAAAACCAAATGGTGTTTGAATTATTAGATTGGGTGGACATTGGCGAAAAACAATACAATCGCGCCGGTTTAAAACGTGCCGCAATTATGTTGTTGGACACAAACATTATTGCAAATGATTTAAGACGCAAGGCAGTAAATAGTATTCCGAGTATAAAACAAATAAATAATAAAAAGAAATAAAAAAATGGATTTTAAAAAATTAAATGCACGTGATCAAATGTTACATATTATAAACGTTGTGTGGACGTCAAGACAAGGCGAACAAATAAAAGCGTGTGAAAAATGTTGGAAGTTTATATAAAAGAAAATGGAAACGAAAATGTTGGTGTTACTTTTATCGAAGTTGAAATTTCAAGACAAAAAAGGTTGAACGCTTTATTTGCAAAAATGGGTGACGTTCAAAACGCATTGAAAAAAGAAAATGAAGAAAAGGCAAAAACACAAACATTTGCCAAACCTTTGTCGCCGGAAGAATTGAAAGTGCATAACATAAAAAGAATAGAAGGAGAACAAACGAAAATAATGAATAAAAAAATGGGCAATAAATTAAACTAATTATTGCGAAGACACATTGGAAAAACAAACGTAATTTTACAATTCTATGATTGGCGTTCGTTTTGTTTGTTTTTCGAACGTCGGTTTTTTTTGGTTGAGTGGGTGGCGTGGTTGCCGCCCATTCTTTATTTATAAGATTTTTTGTCTTGTTTATTCACCATTTTAAAAGACAAAGCGAACCGAATAAATATTTAATCGGCTCAACATTTTAAACGAATATATTATGGGAAACGATTTTGACAAATATAAATCAAAAGACAATTTCAAAAAATACGAATCATTAAATGATTATTTGTCAGAAGACAAAACAAACGAATTCAGCAATCAAAAGTTTGACAAAGTGATTACGTTAAAAGTCACAAAAGAAACATTCGAAATGTGGGAATTGTTATGTGAAAATTGGGGTGAAGTGTTGGGCTACGAAAACAAATCAAAGATATTTGAATTCGCAATTGTCGAAGCGCTTAACGTTCCAATCAGTTCGTTAGGTGGTTTCAATCACGAAGGGTGGGACATTGATTAAACAATTCTTTATTTTATAAAACAATGTTGAATTAATTTATTACATTTGCGTTGACTAACTAAAAACAAAATGTTACAAAATGGGACAATCTATAAAAAAGGGAATCAAAGAACAAAAGCGAACCGAAATTACAAAGGATCAATTATTAAAACAATTAGAACAAAATATGGGAAACGTAACGTTGGCGTGTCACTTCGGCAATTGTTCACGTTCCACGTTTTATCGTTATTATAATAGCGACAAAGATTTTAAAATTGCGGTTGACGATATTAACGAAATTGCGGTTGACATTTGCGAATCGGAATTATGGAAACAAATTAAGGACGG